GGCAGCCGTAAGGCCGCCCCTGCTGGAAAACGAAAAATTAATTTTTCGTCCTTAAAAACAAAATTAGGGATCAGTAGGTTTCCGAGACATTATTAGTGTCGCAAATACCTATTGCACTAAAGTGTAATTTTGTCAGCTGCCTTCATAACCATGGAAGAGGGTTATCCTCTCGCAGAGATCGGCGGACGGGCTACTAAGCCGTCTACCTCTCTGCGCATCCATCCGAGTCGGATGGTTGATCCGTGTAAGGTAATGTCTGAAACGGGCTGGTCAGATATAATCTGAGAGTTTCTCTCAGCCATCTGACTTAACCGAACGAAATAGGCGATTTTCTCGCCATCGTCCGTAACTCGTTTCACCGGTCTTGATGAGACCGTGCAGAACTTACCCAACCACAGCTGCCAATTCTCATCCCACTTCTGACTAACATGAAAGTTAGTCGGACAGGGAGAGTACAACGATGGTGACTCTGTGGTCCTACTTGAAAAGTAGGGCTTCATCTTGACGATTAAGTCGAGGAGGAATCCACGGAGGATAGGTAGGTCCCGTTCCACACACAAGTTGATAGTGGAACAGATAGCGGCATAAACCTCAGGAGCGATACTTTTACTACGAAAGGCTGGAAGCCTGTAGTAAAGCGAGGACACATCAACGCCCTCGTAGTAATCTCCTCCACAGCTTTCGCGGAATGGTCCGTTGCAAAAGGATTTATCCTTATTGACAACGAAGCCAAGGCTTTCTAAAGCCTCTATTATTTCCCCGGAAAGATGTGACGGGATCACTAAATCGTCTCCATACACCGTATAATCAGGCTTAGCCTGATTATGCAGGGTACACCACTTTTGTGTTGTGTATTCGACTACTGCACTGAAGATTAGACACTCTATTGGGAAGCATAATGCTGAACCCATAGGGGCGAATTTCTTCAACGCAATAGAATCACCGGTCGGCAACTTGGTCGTTTTCGACCTAGTTGCGTAGAGCCACTTTAACAGTGGAGTTCCGGCGAATACACCCTTCACAAGGGCCCAGGCAACAGTATCGCTTGCCGCACTAAGATCAATCGTACTCAGTGAGTTATCGATTGACCCCTGGCGTGCCATGTTACGATTCTGTGACTGGTCTCTAAGCTGCACACGCCTCCCTAAGTACGGGTGGCAATCAATGTAATGATATAGCCTTTTCATTACTCCCTGTTGGAAGTACTGGATAGCTGTAGGTTCCATTGATATTGTACGCAACTTTGAAAACGTTTTCGGAACGAAAATTGTTCGAGATTCTCGAACAAGATTCATTTCGAAACCACAGGGGAAGAACTCAGGTAATTGCTCCTGGAACACTACACGTAAGTACGTGTCAGCGTTCAACCGTTTGTACTTTTCGTACATGGTTAGTTTTCCCTCTGCGACGCTCCCTGTACCGTGGCTAGGCACTAAGTTTTTAAAGCTTAGTCCATTAAGCCAACATCTCATGATCTGATTCATTCCCTTAATTAGGGGAATTTCGGGATCATAAGAAACGGTACTGAGCCTGTCTTCAGTTTCTAGGTAGGAGGCTATAGCTTTTACTTCAAGGCCTATGGCCTTAAAACTAAGCTTTTTACCAAAACGAAGAAATTGGAGAACAGGCCGAAGGCTCACAGCTTTAACGTCTGCGTGTTCAAAGAACACGGCCAGTAGCTTCGAAACCGGCGATAACAATCCCGGAATCGAGTACACAGCTACAGGATGTAGGACCAATAGTCGGTCTTTAAAGCCGCTATAGGTATCCGCGCTCCCATCCATAAGGATAGAAGCAGCATCCTGACAAATCGTCAAGACCTCGATAACATCTGTACAAGCTAAGACATCGGTGAAGTTCCGAAGTCTTGACTTGATAGCAGCGTTTTCGAGGCCACTCTGTGATAACACGTCACTCGCGAGGTGGAGCCAAGCTTCATAGAATTGAGAAACCAAATGTTGGTTCTCATTCTCAGCCGGGTTACCTCCCATCATGTGTTTACACCTGACTAACGGAATTAGATCGGTAAGGAGAGATCGGAAATCTTTCTTTTCCATGATAATACCTCGTTTAGGGAGGGTAACCCTAGGTTCAGTAGTTGTTACTGACTAAACCTCTGGCGGTGTCACGGCACCTTTCAACAGTTCGGCAAGCCTAACTGGTGTGGTGACGTTGTCATTGTACAGCGATGACATTAATCTCTTTAATACAGTTTCAATAACTGTAGCAGTGATTAATTCATGAGCTGGAGCTTTGATTACAATGTGTGCGGATATGGGTACATCGACAAAAGATCCATCGATGGACTCAGTAATCCTACCCACCTCTGTAATCTGCGAAACAAGCGAAATTCCCTTCCTTGAAGGTGCGTAATACGCAGGGTCAATTCCCGAATTCGCATAAACGTCTTTCACTTCTGAATAGGCAATCCTGATTTTCTCAGGACGGTCGTTAGAAGAGTTAACGTTTACTATTACTGTTTCGCCAGCGGTCCTCTGCTTCTCTGCCCAGTCTACACCATAGTTGGTGTTAGCACGGACAAAGTTTAGCGTTGCGGGCGCGCCGAAAGCGGTATCAGAGTAGCTGAAACCCAATGATTTTGACATAGTTCCCTCCCTCGGAGACGCAATGCGGCTCCTAGTACCTTGGATTTAAAGCCCAAGGGCGTTGTAACAACAACGCATGGTGTGGACAGCCAGAATCAAGTTCTAGCTATCAGTAGCGCGATTCCTTCCAGCCAGTGGCTGTTAGGATCCCTGAACCTCAAGGCAAAAGGCTCCATAGGAAACTTGTAATGAATTTCCCGCGCGTAGGCCCCTAGGGTCACCGAACCGGTGGCTCCAGGATAATACGTGTTGGCTGGCATATCAAACGACCACTTATGTGATAGTATGATCTGGTTAACGTGATAATTAGTCGGGTAGCAAACATAGTCAATGAAGCTACAAAACTGATTTTCGTTAACAAACCAGTCAACCACGAACGAATATGGGAGTAACTCCCATATGTTCGCCGCCGATCCTACTAGGTTGTAAGATTTACAAACTAGGAAGAGCGCGTCAACCGTATTCTGCGGTTGAACAATTGGGTGAACTGATACCTTCGCATTACATTTGTACATGACTTTAGTGTCACGTACAGTCTGTGTGTTATCATACACGGTGCCATACCGTGTCTGAGATTTAGCGAATTGCTCCGCTATACTCATAATAGACTGGAAACCCGTAGCATTAAGGTGCTTGATTAATTCAAGCGCACTTCCTGCCATGGGAATAAGTCCATAATGAATCCACAGAAAGATCTGTGCCCAGGAAGATGGCTTAGCCAGCTTCGTAAAGGCAGATAGAGGAGGGAGCAGCATTTGTACTTGCGACGAATCGCGTACAAATTCCATTCCTTCAAAAGAAATGTTCTTCATTGACTCGACTGCATAACTGCAGGCTTGCCAAGGAGCATTCCCTCTATCCAGACTGATAAGAGACATGAGGTCGGACAGAGCGCCCGAATCACCCATGTTTCCAATGCTAGATAGTACCAGTTCTGTCGAGATACCAGCGAGACTTGTTGGCTTCGTCCAGACGTGCAAGTGAATACCAGAGGAGGTTGTACCTCCACTCTTACTAACTTGACCTGTTCGCTTAGTCAACAAGTAACTTACCCAAGTGCCAGTCAAACAGTGAGAACCAGAGGTTCCACTCTTTGGGTACTTGTATAAGTTACCAGTAACGGTAGAAATAAACTTATGGTTATATGACGAATTGTCATAAATAACCGTAAGAATGTACTTTCCGTCAATGTTCTCGATGGTGATACTCCCAGTCGTGCCCTTGTCATCTCTATATACCAATGGCATGTAGAAGTGATAAGGATACGATGTGATTGCTACGTACGAGGATAAAAAGGCGTTGTATAGATTAGTCTTTGTGAGACTAATACTATTATATACCTTAAAACCCGTATTCCTGGTATTAGCCAGGATAGGAAGTGATGCAGCTAAAGCGGTAGAAACCTCTTTAGGTATCATCGACCCAGTAACAGCACAGTGGAGTACATCAGTGTCACCGCTAGCGGCATGTTCACCTTGCTTCAAGAAGCCTGGACGGATCGTAACCGGCATATTTTCTGCCGGAATAAGAACGCCAGTAACTTGATCCAATAAGAACAAGCCAAAGGTGGGATACATCCCACCAAATAGGGTGAAAGGTGCTATATTAGGCACCAACGAGACTAACTGGTATGTACCAGGTAGACCGACACCGATTAATGAAATACTCGACTTCATTACAAAACCTCCTTGTGACGTGAGATCAGAGAAGAG